AATGGGAAAGTCAAGAAAATAATGTTTGGCGACCCTAATATGAAGATTAGGAAAAACAATCCTAAAGCTCGTGCTTCGTTTCGTGCTAGACACAAATGCAGCACAGCTAAGGATAAAACATCTGCACGATATTGGTCGTGTAGAGCTTGGTAAGGAGAAAAGATGGCAGCTAAAAAAGGTCTGTATCATAATATAAATAAACGCAAAAAGGCTGGTACAAGTAGGTCAAAGAAGAACTCTACTATTAGTCCAAAGGCTTATAAAAATATGAAAGCTGGTTTTCCTAAAAAGAAAAAGAAATGAAATGTTCTGCTGCCGATTGTAGTAGAAAGCTAAAAAACGGAAATCAAAAGTACTGTAGTAACTCTTGTAAACAAAAAGCTGCATATGCGAGAAAGAAAAAAGAACCTGTTGTTGAACAGGTAGGTGTCACTATTCGTGGTGTACACTATGAAAAGTTTGTCTTAGAATATGCTGCTGATATAGAGAACAGAAAAATAACACACGCTAAAGTAGCAGAACTTCTAGATATAAATAAATCTACTGTTACCAGAATGTTTAATGCCTACAAAGAAGATAAACAAGTTGTTAAAGCACAAGAGAACTGGGTGACACCCCAAGAAGCAACTGAATCCCTACAAGACTTTAAAGAATTTAGAGATAGATATTTTAAAACAGAAACAGGTGACCCATACGAAACTGCTGACTTTCACGAAAAATGGATAAACTCTATTATCAAAGCTATTGATGAAGGTGGAGAACAAATGATACTTAGTCCACCACGACACGGCAAGACAGACTTACTTACACATTTTGCTGTATGGCAGATATGTAAAAACCCTAACATCAGGATTATGTGGGTAGGTGGTAATGAGGACATAGCAAAGAATGCTGTAGGTTCTGTACTTGACCAACTAGAGAACAACGAACAATTAATAGAAGAGATATGTGGACCAGGCAATAAATTTCAACCTAAGAACAGAAGTGGTAAGTCTTGGAGTTCTGGACAGTTTACTGTAGGTACAAGAACAGTTACAGGTATTAAGAGTCCGACTATGGTGTCTGTAGGTAAAGGTGGTAAAATACTTTCTCGTGACTGTGATTTAATTATTGCAGATGACATTGAGGACCACGGAACGACTATACAACCTAGTGCTAGAGAGCAGACTAGGCAATGGTGGACTACAACACTCTCTAGTCGTAAAGAGGAACATACTGCTGTAGTTGTTATTGGCTCCAGGCAACACCCAGAAGATTTATATAACTTTCTTTTAGAAAACCCAGAGATGACCACAATCGTAGAAGAGGCACATAGTACAGAATGTATATTGCCAGAAAATGATGTAGAAGTACACACGGACTGTATGTTGTGGAAAACAAAACGAACTTACAAATGGTTAAGGTCAAGAAAAACTGCAGCTGAAACAACTGGTGGTAAAGCTATCTTTGAGATGGTGTACCTTAACAAAGCCTTTGTTGATGGTATTACTATGTTTAACTCTGAAGATATAGATAGTTGCAGAGATATTAATAGACACATAGGTCACATACCAGCAGGTACACACTTGATAGCAGGACTTGACCCAGCTTCTACAGGGTTCCAGGCTTGTGTATTGTGGGCTGCTGATACAGAAACAGGTAAGTTGTATCTAGTAGATATAGAAAACGAAGAAGGTGGTGGCATCATACAAGCTAGAGAATCTATAAAGAAATGGTATGAAAAATATAATTGTGCTCACTGGGTTATAGAAGAGAACGGATTTCAAAAAGCAATACGACAAGATGAAAAGATTAAAGACTTGTGTGCAAGGTTTGGTATCTATACTGAAGGACATCAGACCCAGAGAAATAAGTTTGACCCAATATTTGGTGTAGGTTCAATGGCACAGTTGTTTAAAGAAGGTCTGATTAATTTGCCTTATGGTGATGCGAATAGTGAAGTTAAGAGTAATATATATCGTAGACAACTAATTTATTTTTCTTCAGCTGCTAATAAAGCTAAAGGTAATAAAAGTTACAAATCAGATGTTGTAATGACATCTTGGTTTCCTTTAAAAGTTATTAGAAGGTTAGGCAAAGAACGCTTGGCTGAGGTAGGATTAGATTATGAACCTAGTTTTGGAGATTGGAATATAAGCGATATGAATGAGAGTCCTTGGTAATGACACCTGAAGAAATACAACACGCTATAACTAATCTACATTTTGATAATCAAAGTGCGTACTCCACTCGTGGTCGTATTCGTGCGATTATGAATGGTGGACCTGATGGTATTCAGGCTTTATTAGGTGACCAACTAAAAGGTTTTCAAGACTGGCAAGTACCTGTACCTAACTTAATGATGTCAGGTTTAGAGCATCTATCACAAAAAATTGGTCGTATTCCGAACTTAAAAGTAGATGTACCCAATGGTAAAGATTCAGATAGAGCAAGAATGAAAGCTGAAAAGATTGGCAGAATCGTTAATGCTTATGATGATGTACAAAAATTAGAATTACAAATGCCACAAGTAGGTAGATGGCTACCAGGGTATGGTTTTGCTGTATGGGTTATTAGAGAAAGAAAAGATGCTAATGGTGTACCTTATCCTATAGCTGAACTTCGTGACCCTTACAATTGTTTTCCAGGGTATTTTGGTGCAGACCAACAACCTAAAGATATGGCTATTGTTCGTAGGGTTCCTAAAGAAGCCCTCGCAAGAACATATCCTAAGTATGCAAATCAGATAATGAGCAAAGATGCTTATAACACAGATTTCTTAGGTGTAGGTAGTGCGTATGCTTCTGCTTACACTGACCAGTACAATGGCTCTTGGGCTAACAGTAATGGTGATGGTGACCTTATTGCAGAGTATTACAACTTAGAAGGAACTTATATTTTCCATATGACTTCTGCAACTATTCTTGACTTCATACCAAATCCACTAGATAGTGGACCTGCATTTGTTATAGCTAAGAAATTTAGCTTTGACAGAATGCAAGGACAGTATGACCAAATCATAGGACTTATGGCTTCTATGGCAAAAATTAATGTGATGTCAATAATAGCAATGGAAGATGCAGTGTTTACAGAAACAAACATTTCTGGAGAGATAGAATCTGGACAATATAGAAAAGGTAGATTTGCAGTAAACTATCTTGCTCCAGGAACACAAGTTTCTAAACCAGCATCCAATGTTCCTTATCAAATTTTCCAACAGATAGATAGAATAGAACGACAACTTCGTGTTGGTGGTTCTTATCCAGCTACTGATGATTCACAGTCACCACTTAGTTTCGCAACTGGTAGAGGACTTGAAGAGTTAGGTGCATCTATGTCACTTATGATTAGAGAATACCATACAGTTATGGCTGACTCTATAGAAATGATTGATGCTAAAAGATTAGAGTGGGATAAAAAAATGTATGGTGGTCAGACTAAAGCATTGTCTGGATATATGGAAAATACATTTTATTCAGAAAACTATGACCCTGACAAAGATATTAGTTCTTTCCAAACACGAAGAGTATACGGAGCTATGGCTGGTTATGATGAACCACAGAAGATAGTTACAGGGTTGCAATTACTTAATGCAGGTATTATTGATAGTCAGACTCTACAAGAAAACTTAGATGGTTTAGATAACATAGTTAGAGTGAATGAAAGAATTACTAGAGAGAAAGCAGACAAAGTTTTATTTGAAACATTGTTAGCACAAGCACAACAAGGTGACCCAAAGGCTACTATGACAGTAGTTCAAATAAGAAAGAACCCTGCTGATATGCAAAATATTTTAGATAAATTCTTTACTGCAGAGGAACCAGAAATACCTGAAGCAGAACAAAGTTTAATTCAAGGATTACCAGAAGGAGCTGCCTTGCCACCACAAGGTGCTCCACCTGGTATAGGACAACTACTACAAGGTTTAGGACAATGAAAGATATTAATAACGAATTTGCTGACATAGTCAATTTTTGTTTAGATGATGTTGATGAAATTGGTAATGATATTTTATTAGAAGAAAGATTATCTGAACCTACAATATACACTGACCAAATGCCACCAATGGTGTTTCCTTTTGGTTATATGATTATAAGTTCAACATTTGCTTTTTTTGAAGATGAAGAGGAAGAATGAGTAGAGCACCTAAATCACCTAAAGTTACAAAGACAGAATTAAATGTACCTCCTGCAGGTAGAAATTTTGTAAATAATAGCAAGATGGGTTACGGAGAAAAAGTAGAAATGCAAAGATTTTTAGATGATGCACCTACTGTTAAGAATGAAATTGTGACAGATACTGTAGCTCCACAACAAATACCACTTGACCCTGCTTTACAGAAACAATTAGATTTAGATGTCTTTGCTAGTACTAATAGACAAAATGAAGATGTACGCACAGGATTAGGTGTGCCTAGCAATATGAAAAGTACAAGAGAATTAGTACAAGAAATGTATGATTTGACAGGTGACCCAGACTTAGCCAGATTATTGAGTTAATATGTCATATTCAATATTTGATGGCGATATTGCAGATGATGATATAGCAAGAAAACAACAAGACAAAACAAATACACCTTCCACTATAAATAAAGAAATGGCTCAACAAGCTGCTTCTATAGCTAACAAATATCCAACACTCCCTGCAGGTGCAGTCGTAGGTGCTGCTCGTTTAAACATATCACCTGATGACCCAAGACTACAACAAATTGTTATACAAGATTCAATTCTTAAAGAAGAAGAAGGATATGGTGCTGTTAAAACTGCTGGTAAGTTTGCTAAAGAAAAAGGTAAAGCAGGTTTAAGAGGACTATTTCTTGGTTTCCAATCAGCTTGGGAAGAAGGACTACCAGAAAAAGTAAGATATTTAGAAGCTAGACAACAAGGTATGACACCAGAAGAAGCAAAAGCAGCTTCTGAAACAGAGTTATTTAAAGCAGGTATTACAGGTAAAGGTGACCTAGGAGATGGTTTATTCTTAGGAAGTACTGACCCAACAACTACTGATGAGTATAAAAATTTAGTTGAATCAGGTGTTAGTCCTACAGATGCAAGACAGTTTGTACTTGATAATGTTTTAGCACCACAGATATACGAAGAGCAAAGACTTAAAGCTGAAACAGGAGTTCAGTTCCAAGGTGAACGAAGAGCTAAGTTTGAAGCAGCTGGTGTTGCTCCAACAGTAACTATTGGTCGTTGGTTGTTTAAACCATTTGATGAAGTGATAGAACCAGGTACTAAAGCATATAGTTTTATGACTGGTGCTATTGATTTAGCTGCACAAATATTTGCTGACCCTATAGCTTTAGCGACATTTGGTTTATCTAAAGTAGGTAAACTAGGTAAAACATTTACTTCGTTACAAGATATGAAAAAATTTGAATCTAGTGGATTAGTGAATGCTGCTAGAAAAACTATACACGGACCTACTTCACAGGCATTTTTAGCTGGTGATGAAGGTTTAGTATTTAAAAAGTTTTTATGGGAAAATGCTGAAGATGGAAATGTTATTATCAAACGAAGTGGTGAACAGATTAAAGATAAAGAATTTCTTCTAGGACTTAGAAAACTAAAACAAAAAAATCCTAAAGCTACATATGATGATATTAACAAACAACTAACTGATTATGTAGATGATTACTTAGTCAATAAACAATTAACAAACAATATGCTTCCGACCATAGGAAAAAAAACAAATCGTTTAACAAAAATGATGGACAAAACATATGGAGCCAGGATGATAACTGGAGATGTAGATGGTTCATTAGTACAAATGACAAGGTTACTCAATCTAGCTACTGACCAATTAGATGCAGATGCTGCACAAAAATTAAATAGAAAGTATTTTAACAAAACATTAGATGCTTTAGATAGTGATGATGCTCCTACAGAAGTAGTAAATACTTTAGTTGAGTTTTTCCAAAAAGATTTTAAGAATCCTATTGTAAAAAATATGGGTGGAAAAATAAATAAAGATGGAAGTATATCTGGATTATCTGACTTTCAAGTAAAACTTATTGAAAGAGGTACTAATGTAATGGGTAAATTTTATGCTGATGGTGAAATGGCTAAGACTGCAGGTAGGAAATATTCTAATCAAGATTTACCAGTCACAGGTTTTTTACAAAAACTATTAAAGAAAAAAGGTAAACCTGTAAACGAGGAAGAGTTGTTAGTAAGTCCATTAACAATTACACAATTAGCTGATGAAATATTTTTACCAAACCCTACAGATTTATTAAGAGTAGGTAAAGCCTTAGATAGTAAATTAGGACCTGTTGGTAATCAATTCTTTGCTGGTGAAAGTGCAGATACAGTTCGTAG